TCCAATACTGGGCCCCATTGATATTCACCAGCAATAGCACCAATACTGGTTGCAACATTAGGGACAACAGTAGTTAAATCTCTTTCGGTAACTACTACGCCCGGACTTACTTGAAATGGCATTTGAACTCTCCTTTACAATTAATTACATTTTTTATATTAATATATTTTCATCAATTGCTAAATAATTTATTTTAAGAAACTAGACTGTTTTCCATACTGTCCCATCAGAATCAATTTCAAATTCATCTTGATTCATACCATTATCAATAATTCCAAAAGGTGTTGTTAAATCTTCTAACTGATTCATTTGATTTTGATATAAGTTATCTCTTATATTCTGTTGACTTAAATCTTTAAAATACTGTTGATCTATCAGCCAAGCAAACAACACCAATGTTATAACCAAATCATCATGTGTTCCTTCTTCACCTGAGTAGGACTCACCAGTAGCAATAAATGTAGTTAGTTCTGATATAATATCATAATCGTTGAACAAGAGTTTGTTTTCTTCAATCAATGATTTCAAATTAGAACAACCCAATTTCTTCATTGTCTTAGTTGTTCTAACACCAAAAGCAGATTCTTTTCTTGCTCCACTACTTAATTGTTGTCCATGCCTACCATACCATGATGTTGAATACAAATGTTCATACTCTAAATCGTGGTGTAGAACGTCAGCAACCTGTGAACCAATGTCGTTTATTTCTACTAAAATATACGCATAATTATATCTCTTTCCAACAGTATTTATAATATTCGGGAAGTGTAGGGGTGCAACGGTGTTATTTCGATATTTTGCCACTATTTTGTACGGAATTTCAGTAATATCGAACACCGAGAAGGCGGAATAGTCCTGTCCTTGTCCTCTAGCCACGTCAACGGTGATAGTATATGTATTTCCTTCTTTTGGCTCTTCATGCACATCTAAACCTTCTCTTGAGAACATTGGGTCATTATATGACATTTCTTGAAGCTTCTCAGTCGAAATTAGAGTGTTAGTTGATCCTAAAAATTCTGCTTCGTACTCCTGTCTGAAAGCATCTTCACCAATAGTTGAGACAGTTCTTTTATGCCATTCCTCATCTCTCCCGGGTACATTTGACCAATGTACTCTAAACGGATAAAATGTATTATTTCCATTTTCAGCATCATTCCAGAACTTGTAAAACAAGTTAAATCCATTTGGAGTAGATACTATAATAACTTTGGTTTCTTTACCAGATGAAATCGTAGGATAAACTGAACGAATAAACTCACTTGCAATATGTCTTTGAACGTGAGCAAACTCATCAAGCAAAATACAAGAAAATGAAAATCCACGAATTGCACTTGAAGATGTGGAAGAAGCAATAACTTTACTTCCATTCTCAAGTTCCATAGAACCCTTATTCCATTCTCTTAATCCTTGCTGTAAAAACTTTGGAAGATGTTGGTAGGATGTTTGAACCCGACTAAGAATTTCCCGAGCTGTGATGGCTTTATTCGCTAGAATGCCAACAATTTTTTCTTCGTTAAAAAGAATATAATGTAATAACCAACCGATAGTTGTAGTTGTTTTACCAACCTGTCTACCAGTTTTTACGATAACATTTCTGTTTTCAGTTATAGCATTGACAAGATTTTTTTGAAAATCATACAATTTAAAAGGCACAAGGCCTTCATCAACGTGTACGATTTTCACATAATTTTCTAAGAAGTATATTGGGTCATTAGCACATTTAATGTACTCCTCAATTTCTTCTTTAGTAAAATCATGTTTTACACCTAAACCTTTTAGAAGGTTATTTCCTAAATAGGTATCGTCTGCCATATCATTTTTTCTTTTTTAACTCAAGAAGTTTTTGAAGTTCGGAAGTGCTTCCAATGAAAAGATTATTTTCATTCTTTGTGGGTTTATTTGTTCCTTCAACTTCTTTCTTGGTTTTTTGTAATACCAAAAGTTCTTTAGTCGTTGCCGATAAAGAATTAATCAACTGAGTAGCAACCTCAAAAGCCCTTGGTTGTTCACCCTCTTTAGCAATAGATAATAATTCCTCTAATGCTATATTTCCTTTCGCAATTAGATTATGATACTGATCTCTTGAAAACTCATAATCGTCAACCACATCATTTTTTTCTTCTTCAATATTTTGATTTATTGCAGGTTCTTCAATATCAATAATATCATCTGCAATATCTAATATATCATTTAATTTTTTTACTGTTTCTTTTTTCATTTTGTAAGTTTCATAATAGCACCAATAATAAACATAGCAATACCGAGTATTATAAGCAGTATTCTTTCCATTGATTTTTAGTTTCCATTATACGTCTGTTATTGTGGTTGTAGTATTAATTGGAGTATCATCAGGTTCAGCACTTGTTGGATTAGGTTTAATGTCAATATTAACATTTCTTATATCTATATCATTAAAACTTGTACCAGCATTTATATCCACTTCTCTAATAATTCCTTGGTCTTTAGTAGGCCCATACAAATAACCTTGAACAGTAAAAGATAAAGTATGAACCAATGACCTTCTTGTAAGATAATCTCCTTCATAGTCATCTGTTGTTGTCATACTGTTATATACAATAGGAATGTCTCTCTTAATACCTAATGTTTTCATTTCGTTCATTGTTACTTGAAATTCTGGTGTAAAATATGGTAAAATCTGTTCAAGTATTTGTGAACCATCATCTTGATTTAAAACCATAATACCTAAATCAATTTCAAAATTATATGGTACTGGTGTATAAGCTGTACTTAAAGTAGTTGTATTTGAATCAACATTTGCTACTGCTGTTGCATTTGTTCCACCACCACCTGTTATTGTAACATTAGGTATTGAAGTATAACCAGCACCAACAACATCAAGAGTAATACTTACAACTTTATCAGCGTTTGTCCCTGTTCCAAGAACAGCTGTAGCAGTTGCTTGTGTACCTCCAGTTGGAGTTTCTATTGCAACGGTTGGTACAGATGTATATCCAGACCCACTATTTGTTACCTTTATACTATCTAACGGTCCCAATAATTTTAATTCACGAATCTTTTTAGTTGTTTGTAATTTTCTTGTTGGGTCATACTGCATTGATACAATTTCAAAAGACATTCTAGGTAATACCATTCCTATTGTCTCTTTTGTTTCTACTGCATCTGGACCTGTACTTTCAATTTCTAAAGGGCCTTGGTCTAACTTTGCTAAATACTTAGAACTCGGACCATAAGCAATAGGAACCTTTAACCTACTCTGAACTGTACCATCAGGCTTTGTTCTTCTTATTTCTATATCATTAAAGATTGTACCAAACAATATAACAATATTTCTTATATTTTTATTATAAAAATATTTTCCAAACATTATAAGTCTCCCTCACTCCATGGGTCAATTTCACTAAAATCTAAAATACTATCACCCTCTGTTTCAAGAATTACATTATCATCATATTCAGATGTTGAAATAAATTGGTCATCTTGTTTATCAATCGTATTTGAATATGAAGATGTAGCACCAGTTATAGTTTCACCATTTACAAATGTTCCAGAAACACGGTAAACATCTAATGTTTTACCTAAATCCATATTTGCAACTTTAGCTGTTGCTCCAGAAGTTTGACCAGTAATATTTTCACTAAATGCGAATCTAGCTTCGTTAGTAAATGTTGTACCAACACTAAATCGTTGTGTAGTTGCATTTTCTCTTTCAACTTTGTCAAACATAGCACCCATTTCCATTGCTGGAACATCAAATACTTCATTATTATAACGAAATAACTCACAAGTTAATTCGTAGCAAGTATTCTTTCCTAAAGTATAAAATGGTTTTTCATGTTCAACAAATTTAATTTCATGTATTGTTTTGCCAAGTGGAAGATAAATCAAATCACCTTCTCTAGGATTACCAATCAAAGCTTCCTCAACAAATCTTGTTTTATTAACAATCATTATTACTTCATCTTGAACATCCAAACCAAATCTTGAAAGTTGATCTCCAACACCACCGAATCCTTCAGGTGTGTTTATATACATCTCAACTTTTCTAGCATTTGTAAATCGTGCTGTGGGTTCTTCATTATAAATTGTATCTTTATCAGACGTTGATTCTCGTATCAGATAATAGACTTCAATTCCACTAATCTCAATAACTTCTTTTGTTAAGTCATTGAGTAGATTTTGTTGTGGCCACGAATTAAAATTTCTAAAGTAATTATTAACTGGCATATTAACCTACATATCCGTCTGCTGGAAGTTCGTATTTAAGACTTACTTGTTCTTCTATTAGTCTTATTTCTTCTGTAGCTTCATCATAGATAGTTTTACCGTCAAGTGTAATACCACCTGGTAAAACAACACCAGAAAACTTTTTCAAGTTAGTTCCCCATTGTTGTTTGATTAATGCACAGGTATATTTTTTAAGAAACATATCATTCCATACTTCTGTATAGATAGAAGGGTCTAAAGCACGATATGCTTCTATTACCAATACATCATTTACTTTAAATTTGCTTGTCCAATCAGTTTCTAAATAAACTCTATTTTGTTTTCTATTAAATAACATTATTGGAGCAAGTGAAAATAATTGTTCAATTAAAGAAAAATTACTTAACGTCATACTCCATTGTTGTAAAGATGAACCAGAAAAATTATTTAAATCATTCAATCTCATTTGGTATTCTTCGTTAAAGAAACCACCTTGAAAAGAATCAAAACTCGGAATAGGTAATACTCTAACAACACTAATTACAGGGCCACCATCAGGTGAAGCAGGATCGCCCATAGGAATATACTCATTATCAATATCATTTTGAGTAATGGTATGCTTGAGAAAAACTTTTTCTACTCCGTCAAAATGGTACTCTTGGAAAAACTCTACTGCTTCATCAACCCTTTCATCTAATTGATCTTCATCAACATTAATTTCAATTACAGGTTGTCCAAGTTTTCTTAAGCAGTAATCTATAAGTCCCTGTCTTGAAGTTACACTAGCCATATTATTTTCCTTTTATTGGTTTACTTCTCCAATTCCCATTGGCTCAAGTTGTTTTAACATATTTTCTCTATCTTCATTGGCCATTAATAATTGTGCTTCCATTTGGACTAATTTTCCGTTAGCCTCATTTACTTTACCTTGAAGTACATTAATTATTTTTTGAGCATAATTTAATTGTGCTTGCAAATCTACTTGTTGTGGTTGTTCTGATTCATCTTGTGAAGCTTCTTCAAATTTTACTTCCTTTGTTTTTCCGTTTTTACCATTTGCTTTTTCTGTCATTTCATTCACTCCTTTAATATATAATTATTATTTACCTCTTTTTTTCTTAGCTGGTTCATCAGCTCTTGCTATACGTTGTTCATCTGCTTCCAAACCATAACGCGTTCTTATCATAGTATCTAAACGTAAAATATCCGTTTGTAATACTCTGATACGGTCTATTAACTGTATTAAAATATCAGTCTGATAACCGATCTTGCCAGTCATAGAATCTTGAAGCCATTTTACAATTTTCCAGAAACCCCACCCAACCAATAACAAACCTACGATTGGCACGCCTAATTTTTCAATTAGCTCGGCAGTTTCGTTAAGTTGCATTTGACCACCTATTTTTATTTATATGAAAAAATAAAAGGGAACTGAGGACAAGGCCTCAATCCCCTTTTGGTAAAACTTTAAACTACTATGTTGGAAATTCTAAAATTTAGAATTAAGTCCAAGTACCGCCGTCCATTGTGTCAGTCCATTCAGGAGCAGTAGCACCAGAGTTCATTACCATCATTTGTCCTGCGGTACCTTTAGCCAATTTTGCTAGAGTCGTTGCGCCAGTCGCATAAACCAGATCACCAGCAGTATAAGAAGCAATACCTGTACCACCCATTTCTGGATTAAGACCATCAGTATCAATAGACCAAGTACCATTACTAACAATACCAACACCAGTTTTTCCGGCTACACTAATTCCAGTACCACCATGAGTACCGGGAATTGCTGTACCATTCCATACACCAGTTGTAATCGTACCAACTGCTGCTAGACTTGTTGCAGATGTAATATCATTTTGAGCTGCTGTTTTAATAGTACCTTCCACTTCCAGAACTGCCAATTTACCAAGAGTACCACCTGTAACTTGATTAGCACTACCAAATGTCGCATCAGCATAGAATTTAAACTTTTCGTCAGACCGATCCATACCAAAAAAACCAGTTTTTGCTGAGCCATCATTCCATTTTATCTGAATACCACGGTCAAATGCATCTGATGATCCATTTTCACCAAGTACAAATACAGGATCTTCTAATTCAATAGTTGATGTTTTAACTTCTGTTGTTGTACCATTAACAACTAAATTACCACCAACGGTCAAATTACCAGGAGTTGTTACTGCAGCGGCTAGTCCAACTGCTACAGAATCACCAGCATTTCCAGCACCACCAGTAACAGTAACAGCAGTTTGATTATTTACAGCAGTTATTTCCCTAACAAAATCACCATTAGTATCAGTACTCATATTGACAACACCATTTGGGATACTTTGAATCGCCATCACACCAGAAGCATTCATGGTTACATCACCACTCAAAA